CGTTGACCGCAATCCAAAGGACGCACAGCAGAAGTTCAAGATTCTGTTTGTGTCAGACGAATTGTATAACTCTCATTCCATCAAGGTATCCAAGGCGTACACCAATACTACGATATCCGAGATTGCGCTTGACCTATTAAAGAACGTACTCAAGATTCCAGAGAATAGAATCTTTATTGACAAGACCACTGGCTCAACCTCTGTCATCGTACCGTACTGGAATCCGGTAGAGACATTGAACTGGCTCGCCGCTCGCGCCTATGCTCCCGGCTCGTCCACCTATTTCTTCTATGAGGATGTAGAAGGATTCCACTTCGCGTCCACCGCAGGCATCTATAAGCGAGGGACGAAGATCAAGGTTCCCTTCTCATTGGAAAACAAGCGCGGCGAGAAAGAACTGGACATGGACAAGTTCGCCATTGACGATTACATTCAGAAAAAGGAATTCGATATTCTGTCCTGCCTACAGGATGGTGGGTATGCGATGGGGCTGACCAAACTGGATCTAATCACCAGAACAAGAACCGCTCATGAGTATAATCTAGGCACACTGCCAAAGGCGTACACCAATCCTATCATGTCCAATCAGAAGGATCTTTACAGAAAGACAGACGCACACAGAATGACATACATAGCGCAAGACGGTATTGAAAACTGGATATCTCATGTAATGGCAAATGCCGTACTCAATTCTAATCTAGCCGAGATTACGGTACCGGGCAATATGGGGCTATTGATTGGTACTATGCTGAACGTGCGAGTCCCTTATATCGTTACACCCGCAGAAGGTGATATGTGGGATAAGCGCAAGAGCGGTAAGTATCTGGTCACTGCCGTCAATCATAAGTTCGATCTGGTACAGTCCAAGTTCACGTCCCTCGTATGGCTAACCAGAGACTCATTGCCAGAACCGTTGCCAAACGTAGACAAGACACTCCCTGACAAGATCGCGAGACTCAACAAATGAATAACGAAATGAAATTTGCGTTGGGTCGCGAGGGATTCGTCTGGTTCGTGGGCGTGGTGGAAGATCGTATGGATCCTGACCAGTTAGGACGTGTCAGGGTTCGCTGTTTTGGATGGCACACAGAGGACAAGGCTTTAATCCCTACCGAGGCATTGCCATGGGCGCTTCCGGTACACTCTGCTAATGTGCCATCCTCTTATACACCCAAGGAAGGTGATTGGGTAGTGGGGTTCTTTGCGGACGGAGAGAGTGCGCAGGTGCCTGTAATACTTGGCTGTCTGACAGGTGCTCCAAAAGAGGCGGCTAAAACGGAATTAGGCTATTCTGACCCATCCGGTGTCTACCCGAAGCGACTGAACGAATCCACTCTCAATCGGTTCATTCGTGGTCGCGAGGATGGCACAGTCCATGAGGCACGGCGACGGTCACTGCGAAAGGGCGTGAAGAGTATTGGCGTGACATGGGATGAGCCTGCGCCATCCTTCGCTCCCAAGTATCCGTTCAACTTCTCTATTGAAAGCGAGAGTGGTCATGCGTTCGAATTAGACGATACGGAAGGTGTCGAGCGTGTTCATCTGGCGCACAAGAACGGCAGCTTCATAGAGATAGACGCGGCAGGCAATCGCGTAGACAAAATTCAGAAGAATGCCTATACCATCGTCGCGGGTGATGATTACGTTGTGATTGACGGGCAGTGTAACATTACCGTGAATGGCAACGCCAATATCAAAGTGAAGGGTGTTCTCTCTGCGGAAGCGAAAGGAATTAACCTGAATGCCAGTGGCGACGTAAAGATTCGGGCGGGTGGCAAGCTCAAGATGGAGTCGGGATCTACCACAGACATTAAGGCATCGGGCGCGGCGAAGATCGGCAGTGGCGGAAAGCTATCCCTCAAGGGCAAGTCTACTGCGGTTGATGGTAAGAGCGTGACCTTGGGCGGCAAGCCATCCAACAAGGTCAAGACGAAGCACGGCATTGGCAAGATACTACCGGCAGGAAGCGCAAGTTCGCCAACCAATACAGGACTCAAGAATCCGTCATGAAAACCACTGTGTCATACACCTACATTCTAGCGCAGGAAGTCATTGCTTCGGCGGCTGCGGCTCTTTCGCGTCAGGTTCGAACTGACCTGACTGCGGACGTGATCGCGTTTGAAGACGGTATGAATGGGCTGTCGGGCGCGATTGCCAACCTCGATCCGCAACTTCAATTACAATTACAGAAGCAGTGCGGTGTACTGGTGGACGGCTTTGCGGCAGCAGGCTATGAAGTTCGCCTCTGGAAGTCGCTGTTGCCTCCCGTCAGTGCGAAAGAGTCCGGTGAGTCCTATACGTCCCTCGCCAAGAAGCTCTATCCACTCACTGTCTCCACGCTGATTGTTCCACATGAAACAATTTCGGAAAGCAATGGCGCAAACGTATCGTCAGACACCGTGACCGTCAATACCGAGATTGCGGTGACGCTGACGGGCGACGGTGTGGTGGAAGAAGTCATTGATCCCGTCTTTGATGAACTGGACGCAGAGCCGGTCACGGATGAGCCGCTCGCCACCATTCAGAACGAGACTGCCGCCTATCTGTCCAACTCGCTGATCGAAATCGCCAAGACCGCAGCCGCTTATTCGGAGCTACAGGACGGTCTGGTGGAGTTTTCACATAATCCATTGGAAGATCTGATTCGAACCACCAAAGACCTGTTCATCTACTATACGGAAGGCAACTATGCCAATCTGAACACGGCTCTTTCTGTCGTCTATGCGGACGCGGGATTGGCGAGCCAGTACAAAGAGCTACGGGAAAGCATCGGTGGACCGGACGGCTTGGCAGGATGCGTGTCGCAGATGGACTTCCTGCTAGAGCATACCAATCGCTTATCTGGATTAGTCTTGGACGTTGACTCACCGAATGACGTGACCGACAACGACTCGACGGATGAGTACGTCTACGTGAACGATGTAGCGACGGTCAATACGCCCACGGTCATCTTCTCGTTCGACAGCCGCTACTTCCGCTCCGCATCGTACACCATACAGGCAACGGCGGCGGCTCTGGATCGTGGGCATCAGGTCACGAATCTGGTCATTCTTCATGACAATCATCACTCCTACACTCGCGAGACTGCCACCGTCTACTCGCAGAATCCGTTCGTCACCTTTACGTCCCGAATTCTCAACAATCGGGTGGAAGTCCTTGCGAACACGTCGGCGTCTAACACCGACTTTGTGATTCATGGCGTTCGACTCAGAATCGCAAGAGCTTCCAAGACCTACGGCGAAATGTCTCAGCAGAAGATCATTCAGCAGCATGAACTTCTACAGGCTTATCTGGACGACGGCGTGGACTACGTGGCGGCTCAGTCGGGCAGTCTGCTAAGAGGGGATCTGGTCAAAGAGCTTTCGCGCCTCTTCTCGGACATGCTGATCACCTTCTCCAACGCCGGATTCCTCTCGCAATCCGAAGCCAACAAGCAGGCGCAGCTTGTCGCCATGGCAGCGAACATCAAGGCACACAGAGCCGCGATTCAGGCGCAGATGGACAAGGACTATGACACGTTCGTTGCCGTTCGCAAGCTGACCGAAGCACTGGACATTGCCTACAATCTGAGCGTTTCCTACACGGATTCCACCGGCAATGCGATTCCGTCAGTAACACTAAATAATGCGACGATCAACGCCATCAACGAGCAGCCAGAATGATTCAGACTCCGCGCACTTTCAGAGATATCGACATGAGCTTCACGAAGCATCCTGTCACGCGGGATATTGCCAAAAAGACCGGCGATGCTGCCATCATTCAGTCGCTCACCAATCTGCTTTCGACGGGACGATATGAGCGGCTCTTTCAGCCCGACCTTTTCTCTAATCTGAAGCAGCAGTTGTTTCAGCCGTTGGATAGCATTACCGCATCCGCCATTCGCAACGAAGTCGAAAACGTGATCAATCGGTATGAGCCGCGAGTGAATCTGACCGAAGTGAATGTCACGCCAGATTATGACAACAATGGCTATGGCTGTTCAATTACGTTCTTTATCGTGAACCAGACCACTCCGGTCACGATTGAACTTTTCTTGGAGCGCATTCGATGAAAACCTTTAGACAACTCCGCGAGAGCCTGATGTATGCGGGTAAACCATGTTTGCCCAAGACCAATAAGCCCGAAACCACCGTCAAGAGCGCAACGACTTCCGGACACAAGACGTTCCAGAAGCGTGCCAGTAGGAAGATTAAGCAATGACCAATCCAACCCGCATTACCGAGCTTGACTTCGCCACCATCAAGGAGAACCTCAAGACCTTCATGGCGGCGCAGCCAGAGTTTACGGATTACAATTTCGAAGGTAGCGGACTTTCGACGTTGCTGGACGTGCTTGCCTACAACACGCACTACATGGGCTACTACATGAACATGCTCGCCAACGAAATGTTCATTGATACGGCGCAGCTTCGGCAGTCGGTAGTCTCCCACGCCAAGCTTCTCGGTTACACGCCAAGGTCAAGAGTCGCCTCGCAAGCCCTGATCAATATCTCCTTTGAGGAAGTTCCCGGTGGAGCAAACTCCGCAATGACTCTGCCGAAGTTCACTAAGTTTACTTCAACTCCGCTGAATGGAACGGCTTACACGTTCGTCACGGTAGAGCAGCGAGTAGTCACAAAGAGTCAGGACGATACGTTCGACTTCGAAGACGTGGTGATCAAGGAAGGCAATCCTGTTTCCTATGTCTTTACCTACGACGAGCAGACCAATACGAAGCAAGTGTTCGTTCTTCCGGACGAAGGCATTGATACCGCAACCCTGACCGTACAGGTTCAGAAGAGCGTGGACAACTTTACGCTAGAGACTTTTGAACTGGCAACGGACAGTACGGCAGTGGTTTCTACAGCCGCCGTTTATTACTTGGAAGAGAACCGCGACGGCAAGTATCAAATTAGTTTTGGCGACGGCATTCTCGGCAAGGCACTAGATAATGGAAATCTAGTGATTGTGTCCTATGTAGTGACTTCCGGTGACGCAGCGAACGGCATCAAGCTCTTCAACCTCTCCGACAATCCAATGCCGGGAGCGCCGGTCACGATCACGGTCACGACGGAAAGTTCTTCCGGAAGCCAAGCCGAATCCACCGAGCAGATCAAGTTCACCGCACCGAAGAGTTTCATTGCTCAGAACCGAGCAGTGACGAAGAACGACTACGTAGCTCTAATCAATCAGAACTATCCTTACTTCGACTCCGTTGCGGTATGGGGTGGCGAAGAGAACGTTCCGCCTATCTACGGCAAGATCTTCTTCTCGGTCAAGCCAAAAGGCAACTACGAAGTCACTCAGACCGAAATTCAGTACATGAAGGACGAAGTGTTGGCACCGATTAGTGTATTGACGGTGACTCCTGAGTACGTGGCTCCGGATTACAACTATATGAACTTCATCGTGGACGTGGTGTACGATCCGCGCAAGACCACCAAGACCGCAGGCGGCATTCAAACCGCTGTCTATTCCGCAGTGGCAGGCTTTGCGAACA